CAAGATGCTGGTGGCGGTGTAAACGTCATGGATGTCCCTTTCCGGTTCATCCCATGCATGGCGGCGGGCTTGTCCTATTACATCGCCGGGAAAATCCCTAGCGGTATGGAGCGGTTGCCCATGCTGAAAGCTCAGTATGACGAGGCTTGGCAGTTGGCCGCCGATGAAGATCGTGAGAAGGCCGCAATTCGGTTTGTGCCCCGCCAGCAGTTCATTGGGAGCACTTACTGATGACGACAAATAAAATACATCGAAAACCAATAGAACAAATCCCCGAGGGTTTTGGCGGTGGCGCTGGTGGCGGTGGCGGTGGCGGTGGCGCTGGGTTAGGCGCTAGTAGGATGAGTGAGACTGCTAGGCGGGTCCAGGCAATGTCCCCGCAAGAACGAGCAGCGCTGCTGGAGAACGTTGGTAAACAATTTGAAGGGGCAGTGCGCCATTTGCCAAAAAGAGTGCGAGAACGCGCTGACTCTATGTCAGCAAAAGAGCGTGCTGAGTTGGAAAACATAGGCGAACAATTTCGAGTACGACCTGAGAACAAGAAAAAAGGCGGCGTTGTTTCCGCTTCTAGACGCGCAGATGGCATTGCCAAACGCGGAAAAACGCGGGGTAAGGTGATTTAATGGGCAATAGGTTTGCCAGTGGTAAGTATGCGATTGCTCAGTGCGACCGCTGCGACCAGCGGTTCAAGCTTTCGCAACTTCGTCGTGAGGTCGTCAAAACCAAGAACTACGAACTGCTGGTGTGCCCTGAATGCTGGGACCCGGATCAGCCGCAGTTGCAGTTGGGCATGTACCCGGTGGATGACCCGCAGGGTTTGAGGAATCCTCGTCCAGACCGCAGCTACAGGCTTTCTGGGACCAGCGGATTGCAGGTTGAGGCTGGTTTCGGGCCATTGGGCACTGGGACCGTGGAAGCTGGAAGTCGCATATTTCAATGGGGATGGAACCCAGTTGGTGGTTCTTCATTTTTCACCGCAAACGAAACGCCAAACAACTTGGTGTTGGCAGTGAATTTGGGTACAGTTACGGTTGCAACGACATAAGGAGTCGATCATGATGGACGCAAAGAAGGCAGTGCATAAGCACGAAAAGGCCATGCACCCCGGCAAACCCATGACCAAGCTGCGTGCTGGTGGCAAGACCAACGCCGACATGCTCAAGATGGGGCGCAATTTGGCCAAGATTGCCAACCAGAAGTCCCCTGGCCGCAAAGGAGCCTAAGATGGCTACGTACAAACAACCTACAAAAGTAGCATCGGTTGTGGTGGGTGAAGAACCCGCCAAGACGACCATGCGCAAGGCTAATGTGGCTGTGGCCAACACCCGCAGCCAGGACTACCCTCCGATGAAAACCAGCGGCATCAAAATCCGTGGCACTGGCTGTGCAACTAAAGGTGTGATGGCTAGGGGTCCGATGGCATGAACTACGCCGCGTTGTCTGCTGCGATTCAGGATTACACCCAGAACTACGAAGATGAGTTCGTGGCAAATATTCCCGTCTTCGTCAAACAGGCGGAGCAGCGCATCTACAACACGGTTCAGTTTCCGTCCCTAAGAAAGAACGTCACGGGCTCCACGTACATCAGCAACAAGTACCTGTCATGCCCCAATGATTTTCTGTCGGTTTACTCGATGGCGGTGATTGACGCCACGGGGTCGTATGAGTACCTGCTCAACAAGGATGTGAACTTTATCCGGCAGGCGTACCCAAACCCCAATGACACGGCCATCCCCAAGTATTACGCGCTGTTTGGCCCGACCACGACTTCTGGGGAAAACCCACAGATTACCAATGAGCTGTCGTTTATTCTGGGGCCAACTCCTGATGCCATCTACAGCGTTGAGCTTCACTACTATTACTACCCTGAGTCGATCACAACGGCTTCCAGCGGGCAAACATGGTTGGGTGACAACTTTGACTCGGTGTTGCTCTATGGCTCTCTGGTTGAGGCGTACACGTTTTCAAAAGGCGAAGCCGATTTGATGGCTTTGTATGACGGTAAATACAAAGAAGCTTTGGCGCTCGCTTCCAGACTTGGTGATGGCCTTGAGAGGTCTGATTCATATCGTAGTGGCCAGTACCGACAGGCACCGTTACCACAGAACAGCGGGGTCAAGTGATGGAAGCAACCCGCAAAGCAGCGATTGCAAAGGGAGACTCCCAGTACTTCACTGGGAAGGCGTGCCAGCATGGGCATGTTGCTCCTCGTCGCGCTACTAGTGGGGAGTGCCTTGTGTGTCGTGCAGAGCGGTTGAAGGTATGGCGAATAGAAAACCCCATCAAAGTGCAGCAGCATAACAAGACGCAGTACAACCGTTTTGCGGAAAAGATCAAGGTCGCTACCAGAAAATATCACGCGAAAAATGTTGATGTCGTGAACGCAAAGAAGCGGGCGTATCAAAAAACACACCTGCATATTTACGCCAAAATAAAAGCCAAGCGACACGCTGCTGAGTTAAAGCGCACCCCCGCGTGGCTCACAGAAGACGACCATTGGTTAATGGAACAAGCCTATGAGTTGGCCGCGCTAAGAACTAAGTTGCTTGGCATTTCTTTTCAGGTAGATCATGTGCTGCCTCTACAGGGTAAACTTGTGTCGGGGCTACACGTACCTCTAAATCTGCAAGTGATTCCTGCCAAAATGAACCGCGCCAAATCCAACAGTTTTGAGGTAACAGCGTGAGTTTTACCGGCAACTATTCCTGCAACACGCTGCGGTCGGGGCTTGCCAACGGCACGATCAACTTCGCCTCGGATACGTTCTATCTGGCGCTGTACACCAACGCGGCAACGCTGGATCAAACAACCACTGCTTACACCACGACAGGTGAAGCTTCGGGTGGAGATTATGTTGCCGGTGGTTTAGTGGTGACGGCCACCGTTGCAAGCCAAGAAACGGCAAGCGGCAGCATCACCTACATCAATTTTTCGTCCCCCGCGTGGACGGGTTCTATCACCGCTCGTGGGGCGTTGATCTACACCCCTGGAGACAACGGCGCTGTGTGCGTTTTGGACTTCGGGTCTGACAAGATTTCAACCACAACTTTCACCGTCCAGATGCCTGCCAACACCAGCACATCTGCTCTCATCCGACTTGTTTAAGGGGTATCCCATGTCAAACGAAATCGTAAAATCTGTTGATACCATGAGCGCCGGTCTGGTGGCAGGCACCCGTTCTGGCGAAGAGATGGTGGCTCTAGGCCGCTTCAAAGTTCAGTGCTTTGACAAAGACGGCAACCTCAAGTGGGAAGATGAAAACCACAACCTCGTGGTAAACGTGGGCCTGCAATACATGTGCGGCACGGCCCTGACCAGCGTGGCTCAGATCACGACTTGGTACATCGGCCTGTATGGCGCTGGCGCATCCAACACCCCCGCTGCTGGTGACACGATGGCTTCCCACGCCGGATGGACTGAAGTTGTCCCGTACAGCAACGCCACCCGCCCGACCTGCACCTTTGCAACCGCAACGACGGCCAACCCGTCTGTGGCCACCAACTCCGCTTCTGTCGCGGTGTTTAACATCAATGCCACCCAAACTGTGGGCGGTGCGTTCTTGACCAGCGACAACACCAAGAGCGGCTCGACTGGTACGCTGTTCTCTGCGGCGGATTTCTCCGCCCCCGGTGACAGGGCCGTCACATCGGGCGACACACTCAATGTAACGTACACCCTGTCGTTGGCAGGTTAAAGGGGGCGTCGATGATCAAAATCGACTTTGAATTCCAAACCCCCCACGGTAAGTTTGCTGATGCTTTGCATCTGCCTGATGATCACACCTTTACGGATGCTGATATTGAGGCGATGAAGCAGCAGCGTGTGGACAACTGGATTGCCATCGTCACTGCCCCGCCTGTTGAAACTCCGCAGGAGTAAACATGGCTGCAAGGTTCTGGGTTGGTGGTACAGGCACTTGGGACTCGACCACCACAGCTAACTGGTCTGCAACATCTGGCGGTGCTGGTGGTGCATCTGTTCCCGGCGCTGCTGACGATGTAACCATCAACACTGCTTCGATTACCGTAACAACAAATTACAACGTATCTGTAATTTCGGTCACGATTAACGCTTCCGCTGCGACATTAAGTCTTGGCGGTACGTTGACTTGCTCTGGTGCTATCACCCTTACCCAAGGAACCTTTACCACCAACAACTTCAACGTCACTGCCACATCCCTGTCGTCCAGCAACAGCAACGTGCGAACAATCAATCTAGGTAGCAGTACGGTTACGTTGAGTGGAAACTTTAACACTGGAATTCCAACAAACCTTACTTTTAATGCCGGAACATCAACGATTGTTTTGAGTTCTGGTGGGTTGGTTACGGGCGGTACTGTTTCCGCTTCTGGATTGACGTTTTATAACTTATCTTTTACTTCGACATCTGCGTACACAACAAACATTGTTGGAATAAACACATTCAACAATTTGACCGTTACAGCCCCTGCTGCTGCTGGAGTAACCCAAGTAACTTTTGACTCTCGCACAACCATTAACGGCACTCTGTCCACCACAGGCACAGCAGGGAACAGGCGCGTATGGTTCCGTGGCGCAACATACGGCCTTGCCCAAACCCTCACCATCAACAGCGCACCAAGCCTGACTGATGCTGATTTCCGTGACATCTACGTCATTGGCACTGCTGCACCGATCTCTGGCACTCGCATTGGTGACTTGCGCGGCATCAGGGGGATCACTGCATCTACACCAAAGACGGTGTATTGGAACCTTGCAGGGGCACAGAACTGGTCTGCCAACGGGTGGTCAGACACCAGCACAGGAGCGCCTAACACCAACTTCTTTCCGTTGGCTCAGGACACGGCTACGTTCACCAATGCCGGGAGTGTGACTGGCACTATTACGATGGACGCTGCTGTGCCATATACAGGCACAGTGGATATGTCTGGTCGTACAAGTGCTATGACGCTTGGCGGATCAACTGGCTATGCAGTGTACGGAAATTGGGTACTTGGTAGTGGGGTAACTCAAAGCTATTCTAATATCTTGTCATTTTCAGGCCGTAATACACAGACTATTACTAGCGCCGGAAAGACTCTTTCAGGTGCAATCACCGTCGATTCCTACGGCGGCACAGTTGAGCTTGCTGATGCTCTGAACATTGTCGCAAACGTTCTTACCATCACCAACGGCACGTTTGACACCAAGAACTACAACGTTACTGCTGGTAGCTTTGAGGCGTTCTCTGGGTCCATCAAAACAATTACACTTGGGTCTTCTACGGTTTCCCTTTCGGCAAATTTGGGTGTTTACCAAACAGGTGTAGTGACGTTTAATGCTGGAACTTCTACTATCAATGTTTCACAAACGACAACATCTTTTTATGGCGGAGGGTTGACTCTATACAATGTAAACTTTACATCGACTTCAAGTGGTACTATTTCTTTTTTGGCCGCAGGAGGAAGTCAGACATTTGCAAATATGACGGTAACAGCTCCATCAACGGCTGGTTTACGTCTACTTTCATTGTCGGGAAACCAAACCATCACAGGCACCCTCACAGTCGCCGGAGCCACAGCAGTACGCCGCATCTTCCTGCGCTCTGACACCATTGGCACTACCCGCACCCTGACCGTTGGCACTCTATCTGCCACTGACTGCGACTTCCGTGACATCACAATAGCTGGCACTGCTGCTGGCTCATCGCCTACCCGTGCTGGTGACTGCGGTGGCAATACAGGCATCACGTTCCCTGCGGCCAAGACGGTGTATTGGAACTTGGCTGGTGCGCAGAACTGGAGTGCAACAGCTTGGGCTCCATCTTCTGGCGGCTCCCCTGCGCTCAACAACTTCCCACTGGCTCAAGACACTGCGGTGTTTGATGAAGCTGCTGGCAGCGTGACGGGTACGATTACGATTAACGCAGCGTGGAACATTGGTACGTTTGATGCGTCACTGCGAACAAGCGCGATGACGTTGACCACTAGTACAAATGCCCCTGTTGTTTATGGCGACTGGAAGTTTGGCACAGGGGTAACTTCATCTAGCACTACAGGCACGATTACGTTTGCGGGGCGTGGTACAGAAAACATCACCAGCAACGGCATTTCCTTTGGTTGCCCAATCACCATCGACTGCGCCACAGGCACAGTCCAGCTTGCTGACGCTCTGACGATTAACTCCGCACGAACCCTGACCCTGACCAGCGGCACGTTTGATGCTGTGACGTACAACGTGACAACGGGTTCAATCACGGCGGCTTCATCAGCACGTGTGATTTTAAAGATGGGGTCTGGAACTTGGACTCTTAGTGGCACTGGGCTGGTGTGGCAAATAGACACAACCCCCATCTTTTTTAAAGGTACAGCCAACATTGTTTTGTCTGACACAAGTGCTTCTGCAAGGACATTTAACGGCGGTGGCGTTAGCTATAACAAGCTGACCATTGGCGGCGCAACAGGCACATCAACCCTGACCATCAGCGGCAACAACCAATTCACCGAACTTGCCTCAACAAAGACAGTTGCTCACACGATTGCCCTTGGCACAACCACACAGACCTTTGGCGCTTGGACGGTCACAGGCACGGTGGGCAACGTGGTCACGGTCACAGGTACTGCTGCTTTGACGATTGCTGGTGCAGCGGTGTCAGGCGTGGATTATTTGGCTCTTGGCACAACCACAGTCAGCGCAACAAGCCCCGGTGAGTTCTACGCTGGAGCCAACAGCACGGCAACTTCTGCGGCTGCTCCTTTGTACTTGACTGCCAAGCCTGCCGACAGCACCCGATATTGGGTTGGCGGCACGGGCAACTGGAGCGACACGGCCCGTTGGTCTACGTCTTCTGGTGGCGGCTCTGGAGCCTCTGTGCCCCGCAGCCATGACGATGTGGTGTTTG